GCTGGCGGTTCGGGTTTCAATACCTATGTGACGGCTGTTACTAGCTCCACGGCGGTGACGGTTTCGGCCAGCATCACTGCTGCCAGTGGTTCCACTGTTGCGTTCGTTGGGTATCCGGAAATGTTGGTCAAGTTTAACTTTGGCTACCATTCGTACTACAACGCGACCCAGATTGCTTAAGGAGTAACTTAAATGGCAATTTCACGCGCTCAACTATTAAAAGAACTCCTTCCGGGTCTTAACGCCCTGTTTGGTCTGGAATACAACCGTTACGGTGAAGAGCACAAGGAGATTTACGAAACTGAATCTTCCGAGCGTTCTTTTGAAGAAGAAACCAAGCTGTCGGGCTTTTCGGCTGCTCCGGTGAAGAACGAAGGTCAGGCGATTGCGTATGATAACGCGCAGGAAGCTTGGACTGCTCGTTACAACCACGAAACCATTGCGATGGGCTTTTCGATCACGGAAGAAGCTGTCGAAGATAACCTCTACGACTCGCTGTCCAGCCGCTACACGAAGGCGCTGGCCCGTGCGATGGCTTACACCAAACAGGTGAAAGCTGCCAACGTGCTGAATCAGGGCTTCAACGGCGCGGTCACCTACGGTGACGGCCAGCCGCTCTTCAGCACCGTGCATCCGCTGGTTTCCGGTGGCACCAACAGCAACACGCCTAGCACCGCTGCTGACCTTAACGAAACGTCGCTTGAAGCTGCGGTCATTCAGATTGCTGCTTGGACTGACGAACGCGGTCTGCTCATTGCTGCGAAGCCGAAGAAGTTGATTGTTCCGCCGTCCCTGATGTTTGTCGCGACCCGCCTGCTTGAAACCGAGCTGCGTGTTGGCACCAATGACAACGACATCAACGCGCTGAAGAACAACGGTTCGATCCCCGGCGGCTACACGGTTAACCACTGGTTGACCGACGCCAATGGCTGGTATCTGACCACCGACGTTCCGAATGGCCTCAAGCACTTCGTGCGTACCCCGATGTCTACCGGAATGGATGGAGACTTCGACACTGGAAACGTGCGTTACAAGGCTCGTGAGCGTTATTCGTTCGGCGTGTCTGACCCGCTTGGCATCTTCGGTTCTCCCGGCGCTGCCTAAAATCAAGCACTTAGCTTGAACTAGGGGGGCTTCGGCCCCCCTTTTTATTGTCCGTTGCTAATCCCATCTCCCCCGTGTATGTTGCCTGTAACTAAGTCGCAGGAGGACAACATGGACACCCAAAACCTTCCAAAAACCCGCAAAGAGGCTCAAACCAGCGGAGCCAAGTACTACTTCACTGGGGAACCGTGCAAACACGGCCACACTGCACCTAGAAAGACCAAAGGGGTTTGTGTGGAGTGTCTAGCGATTGAATGGAAAGTGGGTAATGCACAGCGTGCGGAATACTTCAAAAAGTACAACCGCCGTGATGATGTACGGGAAAAGAAACATGAGTGGTATGAAGAAAACCGAGAAAAGGTAATCCAAACTGCGGCAACGCGGCCTTTGGAAGTAAAACGGAAATATCAAAAAGCGTGGAAAGACCGGAACATCATGTGGATCCGCGCAGATACTAAAGCCCGTAGACGTAAACATCGAGAAGCCACACCACCTTGGTTGACTTCCGCTCAAAAAGCAGAAATTCGCGAGATTTACAAATCAGCCATCACCCTTACCAAACTGACTGGGGTTCAGTATGTTGTTGACCATATCTACCCCCTGCGGTCAGACGAAGTTTGCGGGCTTCATGTACCTTGGAACCTACGGGTGATCACGCGGGAAGCAAATCTTCAAAAGTCCAATAAACTCGTTGACATGCTTTCTAAACTCTAGTATATGAATTCTTAATCCGGGGCTTCCCGGTGTAACCAACAGCCGCCCCGGCTGACAACATGCAGATGGTTACACTGAACTCGCATGTGAGGACAATTTAATGGCTACTTCTACTACCCTTGCTATTTGGCGCTCAAGCGGCGGCGACCAGACCAAGACCGCGTATGCTGGTCAAATGTTGATGTCTGCGGCGTTCTATTTCAGCCCGATTTCCGCTGCTGGCACCGCTGTTCAGAAATCTTCGACCGACACTTCGCGAGTTATTCTGCCGCAGAACGCTATTGTTTTGGCGATTTTTGCCAACGCGACCACGACCGGCGGCACTTCCCCGACGTTCAACATTGGTTTCACGGGAAACACCACTGGCACTGCATCTAACAGCGGCCTCATCGTCAACCAGTCTGCTGCCACTGCCAAGTTGGTGCTTAACTGGGCTTCTGCTTCTACTGGCACTTCGATGGGCGCGGTCGCTTCTTCGTCCGAGCTTGTGTACATCACGGGCGGTACGGGTACGGGTACGGCTGGCAGCGCGAGCACGGTTTCTGGCTATATCCAGTATATCGTGTCTGACAACGGCGCGTTCACGGCTTAATTAGGAGCAAGCCAATATGGCGATGCAAACTGATGTTGTCGCAAAGCATCTAAACGCAACTGGACTTGTAGTTACGGGGCGTTGCCGTGTAAAGGGGTATCAGATTGCTCCGGGGGGCGCGGGGCAAATTGTGTTTTACGATAATACGACCAATAGCGGCGCACAACGGTTGATCTTTGATACCACCGTTAATACTGCAATTATTGCGACTATAATCCCCGGTGAGGGGATTTTGTTTGTTAATGGTGTGTATATTGTTTTACCCGGAACAGCCTCAATAACGGTGTTTTATGGCTAAACACAAAACTGAAGCGTGGACTCGTAAAGAAGGTAAGGCCGAATCGGGCGGTTTGAACGCCAAGGGCCGTGCCTCCTACAACAAAGCTAATCCCGGTAAGCCGGGGTTGAAAGCGCCCCAGCCGGAAGGTGGCCCGCGTAGGGATTCATTCTGTGCCCGGATGTCTGGGATGAAAAAGAAACTGACGAGTAAGAAAACCGCCAGCGACCCCAACAGCAGGATCAACAAAAGCCTTCGGGCATGGAATTGTTAGGAGCGTAGAGATGGGACAAGAGACTTCAAAATACGATAACCAGAAATACACTGGTGCGACTCGACTTGACGATGGGGAAACTTACGACACCTATCGAGATAAAAATAAAGTCGAGCGTTACGATGATTCTAAGAACAAACGAACTTTACTTCCTACTTTTAGCGCTAAAAAAATTCAGCCTCCAGCAGTTTTGGCAAAAGACCGCGCTGAAGAAAATAGACCTAAAAGTATGGGGAACTTTGCTAAAGGCGGAAAAGTCGGCAAGGTCATGGGCGAGTTCAAGAGCGGCGCGTTGAAGTCCAGCAGTGGACAGAAGGTCACTAATCGTAAACAGGCAATGGCTATCGCGATGAGCGAAGCTGGGAAATCAAAGATGAAAAAGTTTGCTGCTGGCGGAAAAACCGATAAACGATCATTTGCTTCCGGGGATGTTTTCTCCAACTACGATGTTGGCAAAGACCCGTTTTTAAATTCGCGTAAAGGCGGCACTTTTACCGACAAAGAGATGAAAGACGGCCTTACCAAAGAAGAAATCATGCGGAAGACCACTCCGAAAGAAACGCCGAAAAAATACGCTGCTGGCGGCAACGTGAAAAAGTTTGCTGCTGGTGGAATGTCAGCCGCTGCCCCGCGAAACTCCATTGACCAGATGAAGCAAGCGGCCAATTTGGTGAAGACCGTTAAAAACGAGGCTGCTAAACGGGGAATGGTTTCCGCTCGTCCGATGGGTGGTTACGGCACTGCGGGGCTAGGTCGCGCCGCTATGGGCGCGCTGCGCGGTATGGGCGGCGGCACGGGCACGACCTCTCCGCTTGGCAATGTTGGCAACGCCGTTGCGGGCGTGGGCAAAGGCATGTTTGGCATGAAGCGCGGCGGTAAGGTTGGCGAATCCAAGGAAATGGTGGAGAAGGAAATGGCGTTCATGAAAAAGAAGGGCGCTCCGAAATCCATGATGAAACATGAGAAGGAGGAAGCCAAAGGCATGAAGAAGATGGCTAAGGGCGGCATGTCCTGCATGAAGCGCGGTGGCGGCGTTGAGGTGAAGGGCTACAAGAAGGGCGGCATGATCGACGGCTGCGCCGTTCGCGGCAAGACCAAACTTCCCCGAGGCGGTAAGTAATGAAAAACCGGGTTAGACGATTCGATGATGGCGGGATGGCGTCTTCGGGCGTCCAATCCGCTTTTGACCAACCGAGAAGCACCAGCAGTGGAATTGGGTTAGGTAACAACGCCCCGCTGGTGCAGGTTAATTCCGGCAAAGATACGGGTGTGGGGGGAGTGCAAACCTCCCAAGCCAACGGCCCGTTAAACATTGGACAGCCTGTGCAGCAAATGCGTCGCGGCGGTAAAGTGAAGCCTAAAACTTACGCTAAGGGCGGCGCGGTGAAGAAAACCCGTGGGGATGGCTGCGCCCAGCGCGGCAAGACCAAAGGCACGATGCGGTGAGATACTCACGCGGCATGGGGGCTATCAGTAAGGCTAAGATCCGAGCGATTAAAAAGCGCGACGGTAACGAGCCTGTGATGATTTACAAAGCCGGTGGCCGCGTCAACGAGGCGGGCAACTACACCAAGCCGGGGTTGCGTAAGAAGATCGTGTCTCAAGTCAAAGCCGCCGCTACGCATGGAACTAAAGCGGGGCAGTGGTCAGCCCGTAAAGCACAGCTAGTTGCCAAGAAGTATAAAGACGCTGGTGGCGGGTACAGAGACTGATGAAAGCACCGCAGCAATCTTTGAAAGCGTGGGGAGACCAGAAATGGCGTACTAAGTCGGGCAAGCCGTCTTCCAAAACGGGGGAACGCTACCTTCCTGAGAACGCCATCAAGTCGCTGTCTTCCTCTGAGTATGCGGCCACCACCAAGGCCAAACGAGCGGGTAAAGCTGCGGGCAAACAGTTCGTAGCGCAGCCCAAGAAGATTGCCAAGAAGACGGCAAAATTTAGGATTTAAGAATGACTACCTCCGCATCCCCCCCGGTATTTAACCTCAACCTCAACGAATTGATCGAAGAGGCGTTTGAGCGGGCGGGCGCGGAGTTGAGAACTGGTTATGAATTTCGGACGGCCCGGCGCAGCCTTAACTTGATGTTTGCCGAGTGGGCGAATCGTGGGATTAACTTATGGACAGTCGAGTCTGACTCGGT